GGCTCTCGAAAACGGACATTGCACAGTACATTTTATGAAAGTCTCTGGTGAACAACGTACCATGAGATGTACGTTAAAGAAAGAAGATATACCATCAGCATCAAAGTCTGATCCATTATCACAAACAAAGATAAGAGAACTATCAGAAGATGTACTTCCGGTATGGGATCTTGATGCAAAAGGATGGAGATCTTTCAGAGTTGATAATGTAATTAGTTTCGAATAGGAGTTTAAATGGAATTACTAACAGGTTTAGTTATATTTGGAATATCATATGTTTCATACTTAATTGGTGTAGGTCAACGTGAAAGAACGATATCTACAACCGTAGAATATTTGATTAAAGAAGGTTATCTATTGACAGATGATCAAGGTGATATAAAGGTGAGAAAATAATGGCAGCTAGAAGATCTATGCCTCGTAAGAAAAAGAAAATAGCTTTACCACGTAGAGCAAAGACTGGTATTGGTGCAGCACCTACTGACAGTTGGCGCTGGTTCAAAGAGTTTATTCGTATGGATATAGATCCAAAGGATATTACTGCTGTTCTTAAAACTTACGTTAAAAAGAACCATCCTAAAGAATATTTGTCTGTTCCTGATTGGCACTTTACTATGTATCGTGTACAAGCTGCAAGTATACTATGGAAAGAAAAAGGCCTAGAGTTTCCAAAGAACCATAACCATAATGGCACTATTGCTATGTGGATTAAAGATATTGAGCGAGCAGTATCTAAAAAGAATTTTGTAGCACAGAATACTTCTGCTAAAAGAAGTCCTGCACAAATACTACGTTTGAAACAAGAGAATATGATCGGTGCAATTGAAGAAGTATTAGACAATGGCATATACGATCCAACAGGATATTCTCCTTATGATGAATTAATTAAAGATAATCATGCACAGTCAACTGCAAAGGCTGTAGTAGATTATTATACACCAATTCGTGATGAAGCAAAAGAATTGGTAGAAAAGAAAACAGCTGACTTAGTTGAAGCGTTTAATCATATGAGTACGACAGTACGTAAGAAGTATCTTGCGTTCTTAGATCATATTGTAGCAGATGCCACACGATATATGATGGCAAAGAAAGCCACACGTAAGGTATCAGTACCGCGTCCAAAGTCTGCATACTCTCAAATATCAAAGATGAACTATGCGAAAGAGAGTGCAGAATATAAGATTACATCTATTGATCCACTCTTGATTGTAGGTGCACGAAGAGTCTGGGCATTCAATACTAAATACAAACATCTCACTGAGTTCGTGTCAAATGAACGAGATGGTTTTACTGTCAAAGGTAGTACGCTACAAAAGATAGATCTTGACAGATCGCGTAAGATTACATTACGCAAACCACAAGAGTTTCTACCTGTTATACAAGGTAGTACTCAAAAACAAATTGAGACTGCATATAATCAGCTCACTACTAAGTCACAACCACGAAAAGATGGTCGTATAAATAAAGATACAATAATAATGAGAGTATTTGAAAAATGATAGATGATGAAACTTTTTTGAACAAACCAAACTTTACTAAAATGGTTGAAAACAAAGTACTAGATACAAAACAATCCTATATGGATGCTGTACTAGATCTTTGTGATAAACTAGATATTGATCCGATTGATGTGAAGAAATTCGTATCACCGATCATACAAAGTAAGATTGAAGCGGAGGCAATGACGCTCAACCTTATTCCTAAACAAAATACATTGTCATTCGACTAAATAACTATTTACATTACAGTAATACTATGTTATAATAATTTTATACTACAGCACATACGAGGAAAATACATGAGCTTTCAAAATTTAAAACGCAATAAAGATTTAATATCTAAACTAGTCAACGAAGCCGAGAAAGTCGGCGGAGGTGGCGAAAAGAAAAACTACGGCGATGACCGTGTTTGGAAACCAACAGTAGACAAAGCAGGCAATGGCTATGCGGAGTTTAGGTTTCTACCAGCACCAGAAGGTGAAGACCTACCATGGGTACGTTATTGGGATCATGGATTCAAAGGCCCTACAGGTCAATGGTACATCGAAAAATCACTCACATCAATAGGACAAAACGATCCGGTTGGTGAACTCAATTCTAAACTATGGAATTCAGGTCACGATGAAGATAAAGAAACTGCACGTAAGCAAAAGAGACGCTTACACTATGTTTCGAATATTTACATTGTATCTGATCCAGGTAATCCAGATAATAATGGCAAAGTATTCTTATATCAATATGGTAAGAAAATCTTTGATAAGATTATGGACGTTATGCAGCCACAGTTTGCAGACGAAACTCCTATGAATCCATTTGATTTCTGGGAAGGTGGTAACTTCAAACTGAAGATACGTCAAGTCGAAGGCTATCGTAACTATGACAAGTCAGAGTTCTCTAGTCCGAGTGTACTCAATGATGATGAAGCTAAGTTGGAAACCATCTATAATATGATGCATCCGATTGGTGAGTGGGCAGATCCTGCTAACTATAAATCATATGACGAGTTGAAGAGAAAGATGAATATGGTTCTTGCCATTACAGATTCTCCTACGATTGCAGAGCAATCACAACTCGGTGAAGAAACAGTTGCAGCTCCTATGAAGGAAATGCAAGCACCAGTCACTGCAGCTGAAATGCCAGCTGAAGAAGACGATACGTTAAGTTACTTTGCGAAGATAGCTAACGGTTAATAATTAAAGGGAGCTTCGGCTCCCTTTTTTATTTCTTAATAATAATGTTGCAGATTTGGCGGTCCATAACCCATCCATTCTATTGGATTTGTATCTATGGTTTTAAGGCCATTACCTCCATTAACATTAGTAACAGCTGTCATATTAGTACTCTTTGCATCTATAAATGAACTAACATTCCCGCGACCAGCTTCTGGACCATTCATTAATTGAGCTGGTGACATTCCTACTATTGGACTAGATACAGGAGGTACATTAAATCCATCCATAGTAGCTGCTTCTGCAAATGCCGGTGCAAATAAATAATTTAAGAGGCCAGTAAAAGTTGAACCAGCCTTCGCAGTTTTCTTTACTTTGGAGTCATTTGAAAGCATTGAAGAAACACCACCTGAAATCGCTGCTGCTTTGTATCTATTCATACCAGTAGCATAACTACCTGCAGATTGGGCAATTCTAGCTGCTTTAGCTTCAGATAAACTAGAAATATTTGAAGTTCCCATCATTACATCACCAGGTACCAGTTGACCTAAAGTAGAATCTTTCATACCACCAGAATTCATGGCCATCATGGCTTGGTTCTGTTGAACACCTTTTTTAGCTCTTTGAAATACTTCTATTTCTTTTTTATATCTCATCATTGCATTCTTTTTCTTAAATGCCACATCAAATAAGAATTTAGCTATAAAATATCCGGATTTAAATCCTAGGTAACCACCTATTACACCACCAGCAAATATGCCTAAAGGACCAGCTACAGCTCCTACACTTGCACCAAGAGCAGCACCGAGAGCACCTCCTGCAAATCCACTAATTAGTGCACCAACACCTACTATTTGTTCAGCCAGTGTATAATGAGCAGGTACAAGCATTTCCTCACCTGTCAAAGCATTTGATAATACTAGTTTTTTATTAAATAAGATTAATGCGATTTCAGCGAGGACTGCCCCAGTAAAAACTGTTCTCATTAGTATCGGATTAAATAACCATCTCATAACAGTTCTAAGCGGTCCAGGAGTATATTGTTTTCCGAATTCAAAAAGTGCAGTTCCATATGCATATACATTTGGAAACATCTTCTGTTGTGGAAATAAATTTGCTTGTACTAAAGCTCTAAAAGTTTCCTTTTCACTAAAGTCAGGTAAAATCTTAGCGGCGCTGCTGAAGAGAGCTCTCAAAACACCTTTCGACACGCCGTTTTGTTGTTTGTTAACCGAACCGCGAGGCGACTGAGTACCCCCAGTTCCAACTGTAGCTTTTAAGTTTCTAAAATCTTCCTTAGTTATGAACTGAAATCCACCACCAAAAGTTTTTGCTCCAAATCTGCTGCCGTATTGTTTTGCTGTTCTAGCATCAAAATCACGAGGACTTGAACCAACTGGGATATTTGGTTTAAAACCGCCTCTTGGTACTCCGGCTGAGTTAGTACCGCGCATATTTCGACCACCGTCTCCCATACTAGTACGCTGAAACGGAAGTGTTCTATTAGGAATGGTGGGTTTGCCAGTACCAGGTTTGCCAGTATTAGGTGATAATAATGTTCTCACTTGGATTTTTAATGCTCGTTCAGAAGCTAATAATTTATTATATTTTAGGGTCATATTTTTTAAGTTAGTTTTAAGACCCCTTAATGCTATTTGAATGGTTTTTCCACTAAATGGCATAGTAGATACATTTTCTGGAAATTCTATTTCTCCATCATCATTTTTAAATCC